CTGGGACGAGGACGACATCATTGACGACATCGAGGAGGAACTCAAAGACAGCGGCGTGGATTTCGATGACGACGATTTCAAGGACGCCTGGGAAGGGTTCAAAGACGAGGTCCCGAATTATGTCAACGCGCACGGCTTTTTCCCGAACGGCGAGGTCGCCGAGTTCCTGGACAAGTATCTCGGCGACGACTGGTGGGAGGGCTCCAGCTCCTGGGGCCGAACCGTCGACCCGAGGGTCTATCTCTGGGTTGCGGGTCTCAATATGGCCGTCGATCAGCTCGACGAGGCCGGGCTTTTATCAGAGGAGGACTAAGGCTATGAGGATTTTAATCGACATTCTGGCCGTCATCGGAGCGCTCACCGTAAGCTCGGTGGTGATCCTTGTTATTGCGCTCATCTTTGACACTTGCGATCAGGACGACTTTGACGACTGAGGAGGCGGCATGAATGAACAGGCAGCCGCGACGCGCGGCCGGTGTTTCGGGGAACCGGGACCCGGCTCGCATGATGAGGCAAAGCGACATCGACCGGATCCGGCAGCAGGCGGAGCTCGACGCCTCCGCTGAGGCGGTAGCCATGCTCTTGTCCCTTGTCATTAAGGTCATGCACGAGAAATACGGATGGGGTTTTAAGCGTCTCGGCGATCTGAGCGAGGCGATCGTTGACGAATGGAACGAGGTCGACAATAGCGGGATGACCCTCGAGGACTACCAAGAGTACGTCTATCAGATGACCGGCGTGAAGTTCAAAACGACCGATTAAATCATGGGACAAGCTCCCGAAAATGACGGGACAAGCTATGGGACAAGCGGGACAAGCTCCGGAGCTTGTCCCATAGGTCAGCGCCGAGGCATGGGACAACGGGACAAGCTCAGAGATGCTTGTCCCACGGCTTGTCCCACCGGAAAACGTTGATTTTATAGGCTTTTTAGCCATTTATGGGACAAGGGACAAGAAAATAAAGCAAAACAATTCCACAGAAAAAACTATCTGCTACCAAGAAAAAAGAAGAAATAAGTGTAAAAAATGAATGCTCTAATACGCGCGCGGGAGATTGTCCCACGAAAAGACGGGAGGTAATGACATGAAGGAATCTATAAGACGGGAGGCCACCGTTGAGCAGTCGTTTCGAGACCGGCTCAGAAAGACGGGGTGCCTTGTTTACAAGTTCGTTAGCCCTGGCAATGACGGAGTGCCGGATCGGATCGTCGTCACGCCTGGGGGCCGGGTCATCTTTGTCGAGCTCAAAACGGAACGCGGCGAACTGGAACCGATCCAGAAATTCCAGATCAAGAGGCTACAAGATCACGGGCAAACCGTCCTAGTGCTCCACGGCACGGCCGAGGTCGATCGGTTTGTATCCGATGTCCTGGAGGGCCGGCTATGAAGTTTGTGCCCTACGACTATCAACGCCGAGCGATCGAGAAGATCATGACACAGCCGTCGGTCGGGCTTTTCCTTGAGATGGGCCTCGGCAAGACGGTCATCACGCTCACCGCGATTAAGCGCCTCATCTATGACGAGCTCGACGTGACTCGGGTCCTCGTCATTGCTCCGCTCATGGCCGCAAAGGATACCTGGAGCCGGGAGTGCGACAAGTGGGACCATCTCAAAGATCTCCGGGTCGCTAAGGTCCTCGGCTCCGCTGCAAAGCGCAAGGCCGCGATCGCGGAGGACGCGGACATCTATGTTATCAACCGCGAGAATGTGGTCTGGCTTGTGCGGAACTACCGGTCCTCCTGGAAGTGGGACATGCTGGTGATCGACGAGCTGAGCTCCTTCAAGAGCTCGAAGTCGGAACGCTTCCGAGCGCTGAAACGGATCCGGCCGATGTTCCGGCGGATCGTAGGCCTCACCGGCACACCGAATCCGAACGGGCTCATGGATCTCTGGGCGGAGGTCTATCTCCTCGACGGAGGCGAACGACTGGAGCGGACGATCGGCGCGTACCGTCGGAAATACTTCCGGCCTGGAAGATCCAACGGCTACGTCGTCTACAACTGGATCCCGATCCCAGGCGCTGACAGAGCTATCCCGGAAAAGATCAAAGACATCACAGTGTCGATGCTCTCGAAGGACTATCTGCAGCTCCCGGATCGGATCAATAGGATCGTCCCGGTGACGCTCACCGACGAGGAGCAGAAGGTATACAAAAAGCTCGAAAAGGAGCATCTCCTGGAGCTTGACAATGAGACTGAGGTATCGGCGGCCAATGCCGCGGCAGTCACGGGAAAGCTCCTGCAGCTGTCCGGCGGCGCGATTTATGACGATGACGGCGGCGTGGTCGAGTTTCACCAGGAAAAAATTAAAGCGCTCGAGGAAATCATTGAGACGAGCGAGGAGCCGGTGCTCGTCTTTTACGGCTACCGGCATGAACGGTCGAGAATCCTGAAGGCCTTTGAGAAATACGGGCCACGCGAGTTGAAGACAGAGGACGACATCAAAGACTGGAATGACGGCAAAATTCGTGTACTCATCGCTCACCCCGCGAGCGTAGGCTACGGGCTGAACCTGCAAGATGGCGGGCACATCATCGTCTGGTATTCTCTGCCGTGGAGTCTCGATCAATATCAGCAGGCAAACGCGAGGCTATACCGTCAAGGGCAGAAGCGTCCCGTGATCGTCCATCATCTGCTTGCGACGGGCACGGTGGACGAGCAGGTGATGGAAGCACTGCAGAAAAAGAACACCGGGCAGGCGGAACTGATGCACCTGCTGGATGAGAGAAGAAAAACATGACCGGAAAAAACACGAGGCACTTTTCAACAAGAGGCACTTTTTCCGGAGGGGCTATTTTTTTTTGGAGGGCCAGAAAATGACAGGCAAGGAATTTTTAAGCGAATACGGAAAACTGAAGTCCTGTATTCGCAGCAAAAAAGATCAGCTCATAGAGCTGCAGGACTCGATGACAAGCCTGAAGGCAATCAGGTATGACAAGGACAGAGTGCAGAGCTCTCCGTCCAGAGACCCGATGCTCGACGGCATGATAAAAATCAAGGAGAAAAGCAACAGCATCGCAAGGGATATCACAAGGCTCACAGACATGGGCGACGATATCATCAACCGCCTCAACAGGATGAGGAGCCCGGCGCTCATGGATCTGCTGACGCGCAGGTACATCAGGGGCGAGAGCTTCGAGGAGATCGCGGTCGGCATGGGCTACAGCTACAAGACCACGCTCAACTATCACGGCGATGCCCTGCTCGAGTTTGAAGACGTGAACAAAGATATCAAACTGATGGAAAAATATGGAAGTTTCGGGAATAGCAATGTGATATAGTGATAGTAGTCAGGTCTGGGATGAGGGACAGAGCTCCTGATCCCGCTGAAGCGGGAGGTAACTCCCGCAATCGCATAGTCAGCGTCGATCGCGCAAGTGGTCGGCGCTTTTATTATGCCCGAAGCAAAAGAGTGGAATTTTCTGAAAAAGCAGAAATAACATTGCTATTGTGTCCGCGTCACGCTCAATTCAAGGTACTGTGACGCGGAAAGAAAGCGCCGCGGATCGCGCGAGCCCAAACGATCCCTATTTTTTGAGCCTGTTTTCGGTCGTTTTGTTAGGAGGAAGCCTATGGCAGAGAAGGATCCGACGATCAATGTCGCCAAAAACAACCTGATCTCGACCAGAGGTCTCGCGACTCTGCTCGGACTGTCGCCGGAACGGATCCGGCAGATGGAAGACGAAGGATCGCTCGACTCTCAGATGGTCGGGAAGAACAAATACTACCCGCTGAAGGAGTCGATCCGGACTTATATCGAGTTCCTGAAGAATTCGAAGAGCTCGGCAGGCGGATCCGATGAGCAGAGGAAGACAAAAGCGGATGCCGACTGGAAGGAAGCCAAGGCTGACATCGAACGCATGAAGCGCGATGAGCTGCAGGGCATGCTTCACTCGGCGGAAGATGTCGAGGCGGTCATGACCGACCTGGCACTTGAGATCCGGTCCGCTCTCCTGGCGCTGCCGGGACGGCTGTCGAAGGACATCGCGGCCGAGAGCTCGCCGACCGAATGCAGCAAGATGATCAAGACAGAGGTGTCGCAGATCCTCGACACGCTGGCGAGATACAAATATGATCCGGAGGTATACAAGCAGAGAATAAGAGAGAGGCAAGGGTGGTCTAATATTGACACAGAAGAAGACGAAGAGGACGAAGAAGACAGCTCAGAAAGCTGATCAGCTCCGGCAGCAGGCTCTCGCATCTCTCAATCGAACCGTCAAAAAGGCCGTCGCGAACTTCAAAGCGCCGGAAGATCTCTCCGTGATGGAGTGGTCCGACAAGTATCGTCAGCTCTCTCCGGAGAATTCCGCCGAGCCGGGACGCTGGAGAACATCCAGGACTCCCTATCTCGAGGAGCCGATGGACGCTTTTACGGATCCGAAAGTGCACACGATCGTCGTTGTGGCATCATCCCAGGTCGGAAAGACTGAGATGGAGCTCAACATGCTGGGCTATGAGATCGACATCGATCCCGGCCCTGCAATGTGGGTCACGCCTACGGCCGAAAACGCCGAGGACTTCTCCAAACGACGGATCGCGCCGATGATCCGGGACACAAAGCCTCTTCGGAAAAAAGTTTCCGGATCCGCTGCCGGCAGGAAGGCATCCAACGCCATCCTGAAGAAAAAATATCCCGGCGGCATGCTGACGCTCACCGGATCCAGCAGCCCGGCGAACCTCGCGTCCGTCCCGGCGCGGTATGTGTTCGGCGATGAGATCGACCGCTGGGCGACTGACGCCGGCGGTGAGGGTGATCCGTGGTCCCTGCTGGAAGCCCGGACCGCGACCTTCTACAACCGGAAGATGGTCATGGTCTCCACGCCGACCGTCAAGGGCCGGTCGCGGATCGCGAAAGCCTTCGACACAGGCACGCGGGAATACTGGTGTGTACAGTGCCCGCACTGCGGCGAGTGGGTGTTCGTGGAGTTTGACAACATAAGATTCAAGCATGAAAAGATCCAGGTCGAAACAGGCGGCGACGTGCAGTACAGAGTGCACGACGTCGTTTTTTGTTGCCCGCAGTGCGGCTGTATCTCCGATGAGCAGACGATCAAGCACGCGCCGCATGAATGGGTGGCCGAGAATCCGGATGCCTACCAGAACGGCGTCCGGTCGTTCTGGATCAACGCCTTCTCATCTCCCTGGATGAGCTGGGAGCACATCATTCTGCGCTTCCTGGAGGCATCCGGGAACGGCGATCCGCAGAAGCTGCAGACCGTTTTCAACACACTGCTCGGCAAGCTGTGGGAGGACCGCGGCGATCTGGCCACCGATGACGAGATGATCGAGCGCCGTGAGCACTACGGCGCGGAGCTTCCGGACGGTGTCCTGGCGCTCACGATGGGTGTTGATACACAGGACAACCGCCTGGAGTATGAAGTGGTCGGCTATGGCCGATTCAATGAGACATGGGGCATCCAGAAGGGCGTGATCATGGGATCGCCTGGTGTCCCGGATCTGCCGGGAAAGCAGTCCGTGTGGACGAGGCTCGACCGCCTGATCGACAAGGACTGGACTTTTGCAAATGGCAAGAGCCTCCGGATCTCCGTCACCTTTGTGGACTCCGGCGGTCATTACACGCAGGACGTCTATGAGCAGTGTGCGAGACGACTGAACAAGCGCGTGTTCGCGATCAAAGGAAAAGGCGGTGAGGGCATTCCGTTCACGAAAGCGCCGACGAAAGTCGATATCGTGAGGGAAGGCAGGGCCGTCGGCAAGGCGTGGCTCTACACGATCGGCGTCGATGCCGGCAAGGAGCGGATCATGAAGGCACTGAAGATCGGCGATCCCGGTCCGGGATATTGTCATTTTCCGGATAACGCGGGCCGGTCCTACGACGGTGCCTTTTTCAACGGTCTGCTTTCCGAGAAGCTGACGCTGAAGGGCACGCGGTGGACCTGGGAGAAGATCCCGGGACATCAGAGAAACGAGCCGCTCGACTGCCGGAACTATGCGAACGCTGCCGAGCAGCTGCTGAACCCGAATTTTGACAGGATTGAAAACGAGCTCCGGAACGAGGGCACGGAAACCGAAGCACCTCGCCCGACTCGCAGAAAAATCATAAAGAAACAGCAGAAAAGGAGGGACTATTTTGACAACTATTGAGCGAAAAAAGGCCCGCCTCGAACTGTACTATGCAGCCGAGGAGGCGATCCTCTCCGGCGCACAGAGTTATCAAATCGGATCCCGGACGCTCACGAGGGCGAATCTCGGGACGATCGAGACCATGATCAAGAAGCTCGAGGCCGAGGTCGGAGTGCTGGAAGACGGCAAGAAGCCGCGCAAGGCTTTCGGCGTGACGCCGAGGGACATCTGAGGAGGGGCGCATGTCGAAGAAAAAGAAGAAAAAGAACAAGACTGCGCTGTCCTCCAAGAAGCTCGGGCGCGTGATCGACCGCGGCTACAGTTCGGAAGGCGCGAGCACACACAAGCGGGCGCTCAAAGGTTTCAAGGCGGACTCAGGCAGCCCGATCGAAGATATTGATTTTAATAACCGGACACTCCGGCAGCGGGCGCGGATCCTCTATATGGGCGCACCGATCGCGACCAGCGCGATCAAGACGAACCGGACCAACGTGGTCGGCACCGGTCTCCGACTGAACCCGAAGATCAACGAGGAAGTGCTTGGCATTTCTCCGGAAGACGCGGAGGCCTGGGAGAAAAACGTCAAGGCCGAGTTCGCACTGTGGGCAGATACAAAAGACAGCTGCGACGCTACGGGAATCAATAACTTCTACGGCCTGCAGCAGCTGGCGCTCCTCTCGTGGCTGTCTTCTGGTGACGTTTTTGCGACGCTCACCTTTGAGAAGACGACGCCGATGCAGCCCTACGGACTGCGGATCCACCTGATCGAGGCGGACCGGATCGGAACGCCGGGTGCTGCGGTGTCTCAGGCGCTCATGTACACCGAAGGAACCGCCGAGAACGGGAACCGGATCCACGACGGCGTGGAGGTGGATGCCTCCGGCCGGGTGGTCGCCTACTACGTCCGGAACACTTATCCGTTCCAGGCGACGACAGACATCACGCACTGGCAGCGGGTCGAGGCATACGGCGCAAGGACCGGCCTTCCGAACATCATCCATGTGATGAACTCAGAACGGCCGGATCAGTACCGTGGCGTCACGATGTTGGCGCCGGTGATCGAGCAGCTGCAGCAGTTGAAGAGATACACAAACAGCGAGCTGATGTCTGCCCTGGTCGAATCGTTCTTCACAGCGTTCATCAAGACGACGGAGGATGCCTCTGAGAATCCGTTCAATGAGGCACTGCCGACGGACGACGAGCCGCGCGAACGGTACGATCCGAACGAGTACCTGATGGGACCGGGCCAGATCAACGTGATGAACCCGGGCGAGGATGTCGCTTTTGCGGATCCGAAGCGTCCGGCGAGTGGTTTCCAGGGCTTCGTGAACGCGATCGCCAAGCAGATCGGTGCCGCGCTCGAGATCCCCGCGGATCTCCTGCTGAAGGAGTTTAACTCGAGTTATTCGGCGAGCCGTGCGGCACTGCTCGAAGCCTGGAAGTCCTTCAGGATGTACCGGGCGTGGTTCACCGATGATTTTTGTAAACCGATATACAAGGCCTGGCTGTACGAAGCAGTTGCCAGGGGCCGCGTCGAGGCTCCTGGCTTTTTTACTGATCCGAAAGTGCAGGCCGCATGGCTCGGCGCGGATTGGATCGGACCGTCTCAGGGACAGCTGGATCCGGAGAAGGAAATGAACGCCGAGATCATGGCAATACAGAACGGCTTCTCGACATACGAGGACTCGACGGCGCGGCTTAACGGCGGCGACTGGCAGGCCAACATGTCGAAGCTGGAACGAGAAAAGGAGCGAATGGATGAATTACAAAGACAGACTGCGCAACAGCCTTCCGGGCCGGTTCCTCCCGGCGACGGGGCAGCGTAAACCATACGTCATCAATGACCTGGGCGCCGGAGCCTATGAGATCCAGATGTACGGCGAGGTCGTCGAAGAGCGACCGACAGACTGGTGGACTGATGAGCCGGTCGAGGGCATGTACATCGTTCTCTCTGAATTCCTGGATGACCTCGATCGGATGAGCAACGCATCCTCCGTCACAGTCCGGATCAACTCTCCGGGCGGCGATCTGGAGGCCGGCGTGGCCATTTACAACAGATTGAAGGACATGCCAAATGTGACGACCATCGTGGACGGCCTGGCGGCCTCTGCAGCGTCTCTGATCATGCAGGCGGGCAAGACCAGGAAGGTCTACCAGAACAGCCAGGTGATGGTGCACAGCGCCTCTGTGCTGCTCTTCGACTATTACAATCTGGCGGATCTGCAGGACGCCGAGAAGCGTCTCAAGGCTGCCAATGATCAGGTGATCAACACCTACACGGAGAGGACCGGAAGGGACAGCGTAAAGGTGCGCCACATGGTTGAGGGCACGACCTGGATGACTGGTCAGGACATCATCGACGAGGGCTTTGC